ACGCAAGCAATTGCTGACTTTTGTGCGGTGTGTGCAGAAGAATCAGTTGATCTTTGAAGCTGGTCCTGGACTAGTTTGCCAGTCTAACGAGTGGAGTCTTGTGAGAGATCACTTGTGTCAGTTCGGTGAAGACCGTATTGTTGCTGGCGACTATGGAAAGTTTGACAAACGAATGTTATCCGACTTTATTCTCGCTGCGTTTGATGTTATCATAAACGTCTTGCGCGATGCGGGGTGGTCTGAACAGGAACTATTGGTGATTCAGTGTATTGCACACGATGTCGCCTTTCCGGTTTGCAGCATCAATGGAGATTTGGTTGAGTTTTTTGGAACCAATCCATCTGGTCATCCTCTTACGGTGATCATCAACTCCTTGGTGAATAGTTTGTATATGCGATATTGCTATCGCGCTATGAACCCTGCTCAAATTGTTTCTGACTTTCAAAAGTTTGTTGCTCTTTTTACTTATGGTGATGACAACACTCTAGGTGTGAGTAGACTTCGTGAGTGGTATAACCACACAACGATTCAAGCCTGCTTATCCCATATTGGTGTTGAGTACACGATGGCTGATAAGCTGTCAGAAAGTGTGCCATATATTAACATTAGTGAAACATCTTTCCTGAAGCGCAAATGGCGCTGGGATGAGCGCATGCAGTGCTACTTGTGTCCTCTCGAAGAGGATTCCATTTTCAAGTCGCTAACTGTGTGGGTCCCATCTGACACTCTGGATAAGTATTCGCAATTCGTGAGAGTTGTTGGTAGTGCTGTCCAAGAGTATTTCTTCTATGGCGAGGAGAAGTTTGAAGAGATGCGAACCTACTTTATGGGTTTGCTTAGTGAGGAACCTTTCTCTCTTTATGTCACCAAATCCACATTTCCCACCTATGATCAGTTGGAGGCCCGATTCAAAGAGGCTTCATCTGGTATGGAGGTGCAGGGAGCGGATATCATTGAATTTGATGATGCAACGTGGGCCAATTTTTATGCAATGTGTAGAGTTTCTCGTTTTGTATTTAGCGTTTTATATCTATATGTTCTCGTATGTCTGGTTCAACTTGAAAAGTGCGTTGCCTTTTCGATACCATTGTGTGAGTTTCTTCATCGACAATTATTTATTTGTGAGATTATTGTTTCCCATTGCATTTTGTTATGTGTATAATTCAGTTATGTTGGATTGTGTGCTAGTTTACGTGTGGTGCCGTTTGTCATGCCACCGTCGTAGGTTCTGAATAGAGCCTTATTTATGCGTTTCCATTTGCACGCTAACCAAAGCATCTAAAATTAAGCTCCCCTGTGGGCTTGTGACTCGGAAAGTCACACCTTCC